GTCTAAAGATTTCTCCCAGCCAATTCTAGTTTCTAACGTCTCTATGCTTATATCGCTGTACATATTATGCTACTGTTGCTACTACTGAAACTGTATCGCTTGCAATTGTTCCTTCAGAATCAGTTGCGGTCAATTTGAACACATAAGTACCGGTGATTAAACCTGTAGCATTTGTACTCAATGCTGTTGGCGCACTAAATCCAGCTGTATTTGGTCCAGAAACTTGACTCCAAAGCAATGATGCAATAGTTTTATCTCCGGCTGCTGTTGCAGTACCTAATAAAGCTTTTGTTGCCGCACTTGATGTTGTATCAGTTCCTGCATTTACTACTGGAATTTCAAGGATATCAATTAACTGAGCTTCTTTTTTATCACTTAGTTTATTAACTAATTTGATCAATTGAACATCAGTCATTGCGGTTGTTGCAGTTACGCCTACTTCATTCAAAGCATTTACAAGATTTACAACTGTTACAGTTGAGTCACCATAAATAGTGATAGTTGCATCGCTTTCTGTTTGGCCTGTAGCTGGTTGAGCTTCTTCTGAATCCAACTGATAGATACTTCCAACGTTATTTACTACTGGCACGGCCAAAGCTTGAGAAGATGTAAATTCTGCAAATGGTTCATTTTCATGCCATTTTTTAAGCAAAATAAACGTATCCGATTTGGCATAAGTTACAGCCTTGTTTTGGCGAGTTTCCTCAGCAAGCATACCATAGAATAATTTACCAACGTTGATATCTGGAGTGAATATCACTTTATTTTCAGACCAAGGAGTTAAAACAGTTCTTGCTCCATTTTTCTCATTCACAACAACTCTATCCACTACAATAATAATAGGAAGTTTGTTTTTGGTCATAACAATATTCGCTTGCTCTAAATTCAAAGATGGAATGTTTGTATTTGTGCCTGAGAAGTTTTGAGAGAATCCGTAGAACTCCTTAACTTGTTGGTTGTTTGAGAAATTAATAAAAGTAGTATCGCTCATTCTAATGTAACCTGGAATATCTCCTTTTACTTTAGCCGCTTTCATTACTCTTTGTATGTCTGTAATAGGTGTTGCGCCCGCCTCAGACCATTTAACCTCTGCTCCAAACTTGTTTTCTTCTTTGTAATTAAGGTCAATTCTCACGCCTAATCCAGTATTGTTATCCATATCGATAACAGAAACTCCTTCAGAAAGCAATTGAAGTCCTATATATTCCAATTTCTCATGAATACCCATGATACATCGAGGTGTATCTTCGAATATTTTTGAAACCAAAATAGATTGTTCAACGCCTCTTGATTTAAGAATATCAATATCTGACATTAGTTTTTCACTCATTTTCATTTTCATACCTATTTTTGGTATATCTCCATTTGCAGTTCCAAAAGAACCACGTCTTTTTAAAGGCAGTGGAGAATCAAATGAAACGATATCAGCAGTAATTTGACCACCATCAACATTTAATGATTGCCATTTTAGGTCTGTAGATAGTTCAGGTGTGTACATTTCTTTGTACGAGTATGTAGCAATGGTTTTTTTACCATTTACCATTTCCTCAATTGCTTTTGCGATTTTCTTAAAATCGGCCGCCCATTGGATAAATAATGACTCTAACATGGTTTAGTCTTGTGTAAAAATGATTAATACTAAGGCTGTTTTTGCGCCTTCTGGCGTAGCAAATCCACCTCCATTTACAAATGCGGCTTCATTTACTTTTCCTCTATCCATAATAGCGGCAAAAGGCTTATCTTTTAGAATACTGGAAACCAATACTCCTTTATAAGTGTGTCCTCCTGGCAAAGCAACATAAGCACCTGCAGAAACGTCTAAAGGTTTTAAAACTTTAGTAGCTGTTTCTTCGATGATTAAATGTCCTGCATTGATTTGACCTGTTGGAGCGTATCCTGATACGTCCAAAGTCTTGCCTCCTGGAATGCCTCCCAAATTTTCGACAATAACAATACTGTCAAATTCGGTCTGTACATTTACAGGAGTGCCGTTTAAATTTGCTGTCGTTCCTGACATAATTTTTTGTTTTTAAAAGTTGATTTTTAGATTCTGTACCCCTTAACAACCTCATCGATTACTTTTTCATCAGAACCTTTTGGAGTTCCTCCAGCTGGAGCTGGTCCAGAATAAGATGATGAATCTGCAATTGATTGTGTTAATTCAGAATACTCAGTCTCAAGACCTGTAACTTGTGCCGCAATCTCATCCTCAGTTGTTTCTGGACTAACAGTAATTCTTTGTAACCATCTTTCTTTTAATTCAGGTTTCATCACTTTTAGAACCTCAGATTTTTCAAATGACTGTTGAGCCGTTAGTTTCTTAGTGTCTGTAATTTTACCTGATTTAATGGCTTCTAGGTCAGCAGTCATTTTTTGATTTGATTCAATCAATGCTTTTGCCCATTCTGGAGTATCTGTTGGCGCAGGAGGTGTTGGTGGAGTTGGCGGTGTAGGAGGTGTTGGTGGATCAGCTGGCTTTTTTTGATTTGCCTCTAATGTCCTAACTCGATCATCTTCCTGTGCTACTGATACAAAATCAATCACTTCATTGAAATCATTGATAATGGCATCAATTGCCGTTTCATCCGCATCATCTGCTGGCTTTGGTGCAAGTTTAGCCGCATAAGCGTCTAGCCTTTTTTGAGATAAGTTCGCCTTAGGGAATAATACCTTAAGTCGTGCCTTAATTACTTCTGGTTTAACTGCCATAAAAAATAGTTTTAGATTGTTATAATGTTGATGACAAATATAGTAAATATTATTTTTATTTAGTCTAAATAAAAATAAGACATTTTTACATAAAAAAACCACTCGGTTAGGAGTGGTTTAATTTTGCATATTATTATGATAGATAATCCTTTTTTTAAAAGTAGTCTCCTAACCCCGGAGGACATAATAAAATACAATTTCGTATATTATTTTTGGTATTTTAATTCTTCGCTAGTCAATGCAAAATATAAGTTTTGTAGTTGGTGGACGTGTTTTAAGTCTACACTAAATCCATATCCAGCTTGACATAATTGTTGACAATCCATTTCAAAACTAATAGAGATAAATACTTTGTGTTTATTTGGAAACACTAACGAATAAAAACTACTATCTCTAGATCTTTCAAATCCAAATTTCAATAACCATTCTTCAGTTAATAGAATTGGCTCAATGATGGTATCTTCAAGTTGATCAAAAAAAGATGCTTTAATTTCATAAAAGTCACCATCCCAAAAAATAAAATTCCCAATTCTTAATTCTTTTGCTTCCATGATTCAAATATATAAATAATTTTAAACTACTGGAGGTATTGTATCTGCTTTTTTATCAGTAGCTATTCTGTCTAATTCCGCTTGAGTATCTTCTCCCATGGCCAAATATTCAACTCCGGTTTGTTTACTCATTACTCCAGCTCCAACAGCAGTAGAAACAATGTCAACAGCTTCTTTTAAATCATCTGGAAGAATAGAATTGAACTGAATATCATAAAACAATTGTTGTGATTCAGTTTTAAGGCCAGTATTAGTGGTTGTAACAATACCAGAAATAAAAATATTTATTATTCTTTCAACCATAGTTCTGTTTTGGCCCTCATTGGCAGATGCTTTTATCATCGAGTCCAAGAACATTAATTTCAAAGCTACTCCGGAAACAGCTCCAATTCCTTTTACATTATCAAATGAAAGATTTGGAGTTGATGTGATTTCGTGAATGTCACTTTTAAGAGTTTCAAGCTCAAGTTTGTTTGATGCTGGAGAAGTTGTCGCTTCAAGAAATTGAACATCGCCTTTTATTTCTTTTCCATCATCATCAAGTTCGATTGGAATAATCCACGCCTTACCATCTTCATCTTTTTCAGGTGCATTTTGAACCTTACCAAAAACTTTAAGCATTGGATGACCAGAATAATCATTTGAAGCGCCTAGTTTTGAAACTGCAACCTCATATCTGTCAATCATGTCTTGAGCATCAAACCATTCTGGATCGTCTTGTTCCATGTAAACAATTGGAATTCTATCAAATCCATGTTTTTGCACAATAGGAGCCTCTGAACCAACCATTTTATATGTATCTTGACTTGTGTAAATCCAAGTATTTTTGCGCTCTTTTCCTTGATCATCTTTATCTGTGAATTCCCAAGTAAAGAATTTCATGTCTCCAAATGCGTCAAAATACGGATACATACTACCTTTCGAGCTTTCCAAAATATTACACTTGATTTCAAATTTTTGGGCTGCCAGTTTGAAAAAAGCAAGAAATTTTTGAAAGATAGATCCTTCTTGTATTTCTGAAATGTAAAATGAAATGGCAGCCTGAGTTTCTGATTTTTGAAGTGTTTTAACCTTTGTGATTATAGAATCAATTCTGTTTACCTTCCACATTTTTTTTAGAAGTTTATCAATAACAGATTCTTTACCCTCTTCAAAACTTGGAATCAAAGTAACCGGCTTTCCAAATTCAAAAGCAACGGATGTAGTTACAATCTTTTTTTGGAAAGGAACTGGAATACGAACGCCTTTAACCGTTTTTGATTTTTCGGTACCCGGATTAACCTGCTTGTCTTTTTGGATATTTCCAATTTGAGAATCACGAATTTTACGATCGTTTTTCCTATACTCTTTGATAATATTTTCAATCAAGCCGGTATCTTTACCTTGTGATTTAAGTATTCCCAAAGCTTTGGCAGGATCTGTAGTTAATAATAAAAGTATTTCTTCCATGATGATTTATAGATTTAGTTTTTTAAGTTCTTCTGGTGTTGTAGTAAACGTTTGAGACGAACCATTCCAAGCCATGTGGCCATATCTGCCACCATCCCAAAAGTGATTGAATGCATCAATCGGTTGATTTATAGCAATTCCGTTTATTTCTTTCATTCGGTAATTTTCTTTTTCTTTTTTTGCTTGTATGTAAAATTGGTTTTTAACAATATGGATTTTCTTTTTCTTCATTGAATTAAGCCAATACATAACGCCTTTTGTTTTACTTACTTTAGAAACCTTCCAACCTCGTTTTCTAAGACCTTTCACCATTTCAATTGTTCCTTTATTCTCGCTTACATGCTTATCAGAAGAATCGGCTGTTATTGGAAGTTCTTTTTCAATTCCGATAGCTTCCATATAATCAGATATTTCTCCAGGAGTCTCAATTGGTTCGTAGCACAATAATTCAAGCCAGATGTTATAATCATCTTCAGCATGTTTTACTAATGTGGTTGGATCTACTGTAAATCCAAAATCCATTCCGTAACTATAACCCATATCTGGAAACTCATCAATCCATTCAACGTGATTAAATATCACGCCTTTCATTGCGCCTCTTAATCCTAATCCATATACTTTCCAGTTGAACTCATTGGCAGTTCCGGCTTCAATGTTTTTTATGTTTGGAGGCGGTTGGTTCTTTTCTGTGACTATCTCACCATTGTAATATATCTCACCATCCATTACAACATAAGAATCCGATTCCCAAGGCTCATATCCTTTAATCTTATTTAGCTCTCCATGAGAAATAAATTGAAGATTGTTTTGATATGTTGTTCTTAAGAATCCAACATCTGGACGTGAAAGAACATTATCAAAAAACCAATGCTCAGTTACACTTGGATTATAATCGGCCCACCAAAATATACGGCAACGCATTTCAGACTGATCAAAAACATGTTGCTTCAAGAACATTATTTCATTGTAAAAAGCATAATCACAACCTCCACCATGTTTACCGTCTCCAAGGAAATAGATTGTACTTTTCCCTATTTTGAAGCTTTTAATCTCTTTAGCATTATGGAAAGGGTTTGGTAAATCAAAATCATCCAATCGTCTTTTGAAATCATCATACAATGTCGTTTTAAATTCATTGTATGTTTCACGGTATATATTTATTGTACATCCAGTTTCTTGATGTTTTTCTAGGCAAAGCCAAATAATTATATCAATTCCAGACCATGTTTTTCCAGATCTTGATGAACCCTCCAAAGCACAACCTCGAAATCCTGATATTAATTCTCCTTTTGCATTATAATTTTGTTGGAGAATAGCAGAATGAAGAAAATCATAGTTTAGGTTTTTATCTTTTGTATTATTAAGGCCTGATTTCAGAATGTCAAGATCACGTAAGCGATAAAGCTCCTCAAGCTCAATTATTTCAGCATCACTTAATTTGCTCCAATCGATACTCATTTTCCAATTCCTTTCGCTTCCAACTTTCTAATTCTTTCATCACGATCTTCGCTGGAAAGCAATACTTTATTTTTTTGATCATTATCTTTTTCGTAGAATCCAATGTGTTTATTGATTTTTTCAATGGTCCATTCTTTACCATGAAGCTTTAATTCAATTTCACCGTAACGGTTTTGCTTGATGGATTCAACACACATCAACTGATCTTCTGTTAGTTTATCAAAGGTTTTAAAGCGTAATTCAGTTCTTCTTTCGATGGTAGTTGAAACAATCATGTTTTTGCCTTTTCCAGTGGTGGTGGTAACTGGCACATCAAACTCTACATATTCCACATACTCATCAATTCTGGAATTTCGAAGAATGTTTAAATGTCGAAGCATTTCTGTAGATGTAATTTCAAACTTCTTTTCGGCAATTTTAGCAACCTTTGATTGAAGTTCTTTTATCCTTGATGCTACCTTGATGCCAGTTGACAACTTAGAAGCTAATTCATTGACAGATTTATCTTTCAGTCTTGAACAATTATAAGCCTCACGATAAGCAGCAGACTTATCTCCCAAACGTATGTACGCTTGACAAAATGCTTCTTGTTTTATGGTGAGGTTATTTGACTTCATATAGATTAATTATTTTTTAGTAATTCGTGTTTATTCCATTCGTGTTTTTCGGTGTCAAAAATTATAGTAGGATTAAATATATTATCACAAAAAAGATGATGTTGTAAAAAATAATCTCTTTTCCCATTTATATTGAAACCTAATTTATCTGCTGCTTTTTTCAAAAACCAAAAAGAATAATATGTTTTAGAAATACTGCAGTTCATTTTATTGATATTTTGGTTTAACTCCGGACATTTTCAAAGAAGCTCTTTCGATGGCCCGTTTTTGTTTTCTTGATAAAGTAGGTTTGAATGTAGATTTTGATTCATCTATTATTCTTAATAATCTATCTTCTCTCATGGTTTTTGGTTATTTGATTTGTATTCCCGAATTTGTTTTTGAAGCTCTCTAATTTTATCATTCATTGATTCTTCATTTCTTGCATTTATCATCCAACTTTCACGAATGGATATAAGTTTATCTAATTCTGATTGAAGTTCTTCCATGTTTATCTAGTTCTAAAATTATTTAATGGACGTGAAATGAATTTGCTTCGAGGCTTATCATAAGTGTAATTTGGATTAATTTGTTCAGCGAGTAAATTGAAATCATCCATAGATGTTTTTGCTTCTCCAAAAAGAACACCTAAATCTTCCATTGCTGCTTGGAGGCTATGAAAAGCAACCATTGTTGTTCTCATGCCTCTTTCTCTTAGGATAGCATTTAAAGCTTCTGTTTTGCCTATTCTGCCGCCTCCGATTGCAATTATCCCTTTCATGGATTCACTTTTATATGTCCAATACTGATTAAATGTTTGATACCGTTTTCTACATCGTCTCTTTCCTTTCGGCTCAACGGGCTTTTCTTCTCCTGGATTAATCTGAATTGAAAGATTAATTCATTGTACTCTTGAATAAGTTTTTCGGTTCTGGCTTTTTGAACTTTTTTTATCAAAGCCTTTATGCGAAACCATCTTTTAATTTTTGATATGACATTCATTAGAAAATTATTTTAGTTTTAGACAATTCAAAGTCGTTGTGATGGGTGATATCTTCACCTGCTTGGACCATATAAATAATATCATACTTTCGGATGTGTATTTCAATTATCATTCGGGGCAATTGCTCGATATCGTGTTTTAGATACACCATATCTTCTATATTGAAATTATTTGGAATTGTCATTATGCTTCGATGAATGATTCAACAAAAACATCTTGCTCTTTTAAAATAATCTTACGGAAATCGTTTTCTTGAGTTTCTGCAAAATCAATTATTGCATA